GGGGCGGGGTCGGCTGGGCTGTGTATATCATCAGTCCCCACAATGTCGCGCATCAATGAGTCGGCATCGATGATGGTTGCATCCTCGGACGAGCCGCGCAACACTTCCCGCAACTTTGCCAGCACCGCGGTCTTAGCATCCTCGCTAGTCTTGACTGTGCGAATTTCTTTCCGTTCGGTGAACGCCGCCACTTCGGTAACAGTCCCCAGAACCTTTGCCGCTTGCACTTTGGTAGCGTGTTTTGCGTCTGGATCGGTGATGACTTGCACTAGAGAATGGAGGACAAGCGCCCTTAATTGGGCTGGGGTTTGATATGCCGCCGCTTCATTAGCCAACTTGAACGCTTCAATTGTGCGGTTTATCTCGGGCTGGCTTTTTAGTCGGTGCGCCATGCCCGCCGCGGTTTGTGGCTTTCCCTTTGACTTATACGCTTTTCGATACGCACCCGAGCCGGTTTCACCGAGAGCAACCAAACGAGCGAATTCCCTTTGTTTATGGGTTAACTCCCCTGAAACGGATAAGACTTGATCTATTGGGACTGTCTGTAATGCTTCCCTTGCTTGCTTGCGGGTTAAAGGTTTCATGCCGTATCGCTTCGCTTGTTGAAGATGCCCGCATTTTACGGAACAAAAGCGGAATTGTCACCTATGCGACAAACTGGGGTTGACAACGCCAAAACCGATGTTTTCCCGCCCGATCTTGAAAACAAACGGACACAATGCAACAGTGTCGCTTATGTGACTGACAAACATTTACAACCCTGCGAGGATAACAACCCATGCGAGGCACTCATGCACCGCATACATTGAAAGGACACCTAAACATGACCTACACCACGCAAAAGCAAATCCGCGCCGCATTTTGGGAAACCTTCCCCGACTTGCCCCGCCGCAAAATAAAAGACTATTCAGGCATTGGGCTGATGTATCCAACCATTACCCGATGCGCCTTCGCTGGCTTTATCGACTATCTCGAAAAATCAGGGCAAATTGCCCACGATCTCGCCGACCGCGCAACCCTTGAAAGGTAAGACCATGACAACCCGAACCCTCAATTACTACACCGATGCCGGACACGGCTGGCTTGCAGTTTCCCGCGCCGATCTTGAAACCCTCGGGATAGCCGACCAAATCAGCACCTACTCTTACCAGCGAGCCGCCCGCGCTTACTTGGAAGAAGATTTAGACATGACCACATTTATGAAAGCCGCCCACGCCGCGGGCTGGAAAGTGAACATCCGCGAACACTTCGCCGACCGATCCGCCATCCGGTCATACGACCATTACAGGAAAGCCACCCAATGACCCGCCGCGACTACTACAACACCGCCCGCGATATGGCGCGAACCCGCCGCGGGCTGGAATGGTTACACGCCGCCATGCGTGACCCATCACCGCAAATGACCGCCCACAAAATCCGCGTTATTTGCGCCGCAATCCGCGACATTCACCCCACCACCAAATTTTGAAAGGCCAAACCATGCACAACCCCTACAAAGCCGCCGGATTCGAGAGCCGCCGCGACTACTTGGAATCATTGACCGAGGACTTCCCCGCCGATGTTGTTTACGCACTCGCCGACATACTCGGGCCGAGCGAGGACTTTGACGGACTCATTACCGCCCTTGAAGATGCCGCCGAATCGGGGGAATTGTGAAAGACGACCGCACACCCCCCGCGCTGGCACTCATCGCCGCCGCCGCCGTGACAATGGCCGCGGTCTACTGCGCCCTGATTTTCTTTTTTTCACTCTGAAAGGTAACACCATGGAAACCATCAACACAACCCCCGCCGAAATCACCCGCGCCATTGACGAACTTGCCGCAATCCGCGCCGAGATCGCCGAACTCAAAGCCCGCGAGGAAACACGCCGATTATTTTTGATCGCCGCTGGCATCACCGCCGCCGATGGAACTCAGCACCGCGTCACCATCAGCACAACCTACAAAGTGTCGATTGACTGGAAAACAATTGCCGAACGCCTGAACCCTTCCACGCAACTCATCACCGCCCACACCACCAAGGCCGAAGAACCGACCTACACCCTCCGCTTGTCTGGCAGAAAGGCCGCACGATGAAAACCCTTGAAGTGACCATAAAAAAGGTTTGGGGCAACCGCGTCATATACCCCGCCAACGATGCCGCGCGCCATTTCGCCAAAGTGGCAGGGACAAAAACTCTCACACCCGAAACCCTGAAAACCGCCCGCGCCATGGGTTTTGAAATTCACGAGGTTTATCACCCACAACTTGACGAGGTTTTGAAATGAGCAACGGATTAATTGTTTACGAAGGCCAAAGTGAAATAGACGGCGCGCCGATTGTGGTAATTCTTACCGCGATCAATGGTTCAATGAACCCTAAGACAGGCCACATGGTGCAATCGTTCATTCTCCGCGCCGATATCGACCCCATCACCGCCGCAAAAGCCGGACATGATGTATCGATATGCGGGCAGTGTGAACACCGCCCCGCATTGGCACGAAAGACAGGGAAACCGCCATGCTATGTGACGCTGGCACACTCGCCCCTTCAAGTTTTCAAGGCATACAAGCGCGGGTCATATTCCCGAGTTGACCCCGACACCGCCGCCGCCCTCATCACCGCGCGGAAACTCAGAATCGGCAGTTATGGCGACCCCGCTGCCGCACCAGTGAAATTGTGGCAGACACTCACCCGCCACACCCGAGGCCACACCGGATATAGCCACCAATGGAAACGCCCCGATTTTGATTTTGACCAATGGCGCGGGCTTGTCATGGCATCCGCCGACAACCTAGACGATGCCGCACTGGCAAACCTAAACGGAATGCGGGTTTTTCGCGTGACCATTGGCGCGGATGTTCAGCCCGATGAGGTGACTTGCCCCGCATCAAACGAAGCCGGACGCCGCACCACTTGCGCGGAATGTATGTTATGCGCTGGCACAACCCGCAACGCCCGCGACATTGTGATTCAAGACCACGCCGCCGGACACGCCCGCCGCGTGATTCAACTTCAAAAGGTAACAGCATGAAAACCGAACACACCCCCGCCCCTTGGACAATTCAACACGGCGAAAGCCGCCGCGTTTATCTCATCAACAACCGCGAAGGTCAAGCCATAGGCGAGATTGTCTACACCGACACGCGCAACCCATCAGACGCGCAACTAATCGCCGCCGCGCCCGATCTATTACAGGCTTTAGTGGGGATGCTTCAATTATTCGCAGACACAACCGACATGGAAGATTATCAAACAGTCCAAGCCGCCCGCGCCGCCGTTTACAAAGCATTAGGGGCATGACATGAAACACACCGAACACGCCTACACCGAAGCCGGATACAAATTCATTCGCGCCAGCACAAACCGCGCCCGAGCAATCGCGGACACCATACGCGCCATGTTGGAATCAGAAGAACCAGACGACCGCGAAGAAGCCCGCCGCCTGATTCAGCGCGGAATGAGTGAAGCGCGAATGTCGCATAAGTGACAGACAACCCCCCGCCACTGGGGGGAAAATTTCCAAACCCAACCCAAAGGAGCAAAGCAAATGCAACTCTACGCAATCACCATCGAAGCGACCGCACAACGCACCATCACCCTAGCGGCGGCGTCACTAGCGGAGGCGTCAGCGGTAGCCCTGAACATTTTCGATTTCCCTGCCGAGACTATGCAACTCGACATAGTGGAGGCAGAGCAACTAGAGGAGGCGGTATGAAGATCGAACTCAAGAACATCAAGTATTCCGAGTTTGCCAGCCATGAAACATCATGTTTCGAGGCGGCGGTCTACATCGATGGCAAGCGAGCCGGAACTGTTGAAAACAACGGACAGGGAGGGTGCAACTTCTACCACCCACGCGAACTAGAGGAGGCACTGATAGCCTACGCAAAGACTCTGCCCAAGGTCATGTATTACGAACACGAATTCGACCAAGATGCCGACACTTTGATAGGCGACCTATTGACGGAACACCTACACGCCAAAGACTTGAAGCGGGCATTGAACAAGCGGATTATGTTTGTCACCCATGACGACCAACTCAAAGAAACAATAAACCTAGAACGGCAACGCATGGAATCAATCCTTGCCAATGCCGCACTTGTCGGTCAACTGAAAGCAAAAACAATCCTGAATTTGCTTCCGTTTGACCAAGCCCTGTCCCTGTATATCAACCACGCAAAAGGAGCAAATCATGCCTAATTGGTGCAGTAATTCCCTGAAAATCACCCCGACCAAGCCGCGCGCAAAGACCCTCATGGTGCGTATTGAACACGCATTGGAGGAGGCAAAAGAAGGCCGCGAGTGCAGGCTGTTTGACACCATCCACCCGATGCCCGAGGAACTGATCAACACAGTATGCGGGTCTGTCGCGGAGGACAAACGCGAAGCCCACCACGCACAGATGGAGGCGAACAAAACCAAGTATGGCTATCCCACATGGTATGAGTTTGCCAATGCTGAGTGGGGCACAAAGTGGGATGCTTGCGAAGTGACCTACGAAAAGCGCGGCAAGTCGCTGGTGATCTGGTTCGACACCGCATGGTCGCCCCCGATGGGCATCTACACCAAATTGGAATCCATAGGTTTTGAAGTGGAGGCAACCTACTGCGAGGCTGGAATTGGCTACGCTGGCATCTACCGCAATGGGACGGATGACGAACACAACATCAGTTTTTGGGATGAAGACAACGAGGGTTGCGATGACATTGAAAACATGGAGGAGTTTTTCCACAGTCAAGGCGTTGATCACAGCCCATCACACACAGGAGGTTAATCATGGGATTTTTTTCTAAATGTTGCGCTAAATCGCACTTGCCTGTCGTCACCTTTTACAGGGATGGCACGCCACCAGAACTCAACCAAGTGGTCGCCCTGACCCCCGATGGGCGGGTTGTGGAAGGTTCTTACGATGGCTACGGCAGGGTCGCTGGCGAGGATTTTTGCGATGGAGATTATGAGGGGTGGCTCAAGGTCAAATTCGTTTTGAAGATGCACTACAACGGCGAGTCATACAAAGACCTGCCCAAGTCGGGCGATGAGTTGGCACAAGGCTACTTCATGGCGGATGAATTCATTGACCATTGCATGAAGGTCAGATCGTTCAAGTCCCGCAAGGAATACGAGAAGTCATTCAAAGAATTGGCAGGGTGGATTTAATCATGAGCAAATATGTCGTATGTGTGAAACGCATCACCATTGAGAAAATGACCCTCGAAATTGAGGCAGACGATTGGGAGAATGCAGAAGATATGGCTCTTGAAACAGCCTACTACGCCGACCCAGAAGAATGGGAATTAATTTGCGAATATGAAGCAGAAGCGGAGGAATTGTGAAGCCGTGGCACGAATACACCCCCTCGGGGGTGGATAACCTAGCGGAGGAGGCTATCAACGAAGCCATCCTCCACATTCAAAAACAAATGCGGATTCCATCAGGTGATGCTGCCGCCCATTTTTTCTCGGGCGAAAGGTATCGCAAGATGAAGGAAGAATTCAAGGACTATGTGCGCCTTGAAATTAGTCTGTATTCCAAATCTAATGGAGGCTGAAGATGAAAACCTATTCTGTCGCAATGGCTCGGATCGAACATCATGTTTACAGGTATGAGGTGGAGGCAAACAACGAAGAAGAAGCAAGGGAGAAAGCCAGAGAACAATGGGACGATGGCGACTACCCAGACCAATACGAGGTCGTTCACGCCGAGGAATTTATTGTTGACATGGAGGAGGCGAAATGACCGCAACGGAACTTTACCAACTGCTCGACAAGGCCGGCATCGAATACGAGGTCGTGGAGATATTTGAGGGGGCACGCTGGCTACGCATCGAAGTAGAGGAGGAAGATGAAACCGAAGAAACCCAAACCTGAAACATGGCCTTGGCCTTTCCCCTATAGCAATGGAGCAAAGGTCAAGCCGCCACCCAAAAGACCCAAACCCAAACAACCAGAAGGAGAGGAGGCGTTGCTTTAAAACAACGCCTTTTTTACTTTGTAATGGTAATCCCCCACAATGTTGCCATGTCGCAACGATCCATGTTCGCCGTTTACATATACGAAGACCCCGAAGGGAACCTTTCCGTTCGGGCTGACAGTTATGGACAGGGCGAAAAGGCTATCTCTTTGGGCATGGATTTGCTGGATGCAATCGCCACCATGAATCAGAAGTGTGGAGGCGAATACCTGATGCTACCCATAGACAGGGCTGAGTGCATTCAGTGATTTGAGGAGGCTTTGGCTGAACTTAAACAGGCCGAGCCGCTGGTGTGCATCGTTAGCATCCTCGCCCACCCGATCACTCATCCAATACTGCCAGCCAATTTCCTGAGCCGTTTTCTCCCCCGTCCGGCTCTCGTCATTATCGGCAATAACTAAACCATTCTGCAGATTTTGGGCTATTTTGCGCATATTTCCTGCAGAAAAGCACACATGGAGGGTGTAGCGGCGGCGAATCACCTTCATGGCTGAACGGATGGACAGTGCCGTGGCGTAGCCCTCGCACAGGATATGGTTTCCCTTGTTGTTGAAGATGAACTCGGCATGGGCGGTGCGCTGACCATACAGAAACTTCTTCCCGCCCTGCTCGTCAATGATCTGGCAGCCGACCAGGCTACCCTCTATCCGCATAGGAATGATGAGGAGGCGTTGCCCATCCCTCACCCACACATTGCCTTCTTCGTCTGGAAATCCCTTCGCCTTGAGGTATTCATGCTTGGCAAACTGGCACTGCTTCAGGATAGAGGCGGCGGTGGAGGCGGCGGCGTTCTGCATCCTGATGCGCTCGGCCTCCGCTTCCTTTGCGATGCGCGCATAGTCCCGCTTCTGACTGTCGCTGATGCCCTCCCCGCTCCAGATGGACACCTCAGTGTCAGTGGCGTGGTTCTGGACAAAGGCGTGGTCGCCCATGAACTTGATCGCTCCGTTGCGTTTTCGGGGGTGGTCGGTGGTTGGAAACCGTTTCCACTGCCCGATTGGAGGAGGCGAATCGATGATGATGCCGTGGGCACGGCAGAAACTCAGGAACTCCATTACAGGTCTTCCAGCCTGATCATTCTGTCTACCCACTCCATGGCGTAACCCCATGCTGTCACAACGATGGCGGCTGGCACAAACACCCAAGCCACAAATCCCACAATCTTTCTCACGACGGTTTCCTTTCACCTGTTTCAAACTTTTCACGCTCATCCATGGAGGCATGGACTATTGATCCAACCTCTGTAACATCTGGTCTACACCAGCAATGTATCGTGGGCTGGTGCTCCCGCATATCGTTGGCCGGCAAGACATGAATCCGGCCTTTGTTATCTTCCCGCAGCATCCAGCCTTGAGTTTCTTCTGTTTTCATTCCTTGCCCCTTGATTGGATGCCCTTCAATATGTTTTCTGCTGTAACGGAGTAGATGGGCTTTACACGCCTAATCTCATCCTCGCACACCTTCACACACTCTTGCCGCTCATGGGCTACAGCCATCTGAAAGAATTGAATCAAGGAGGCGGCGTCCCCATCAAGGCCGTCGTCTGTTGCAGTGAACTTCTGATCGCCAATGTATTCGTGCTTAGTCCAAGGAATGATGCCGCACTCCACGGCCATCTGGATGATCTCGTCTTCACTCATCGTCATCTCCAATATCAAATGCGTCATACGCATCTTCCCGCATCTGCCGTTCTTTTTCGAGGCGGCGCTCACGCATGGCCTCGTAGTATTCCTCTTCTTCCGCTTGGGTGTATTCATTTCTCATGTGTTTCTCCTTCAGTATTGACGTTTCTTGATTGCCCGAATGTAAGCCCGCTTCTTGGCCTCCACAAACTTAGTGACCTCCAAGTCTGGTCGTTGCGGCGCATCGCTCAGATTGCGTGGCTCAACCCCAAACTTTTCCTTGTAGGTGTAGAACGCCCAGCCGGGTTTCTTCCCTTGGTTCTGGACATACCACTGGAGCATTGACCACCACTTCTGTTTATTCTCCCGGCTCATGGTCTGCAACTCTTCCATTTCGCCAGCGGTTACAGATACCTTGTTGCGCTTCTCCCGCACATACCCGCATGACGAACAAGTGTCCAGACCTGGCGGCATATACGCCTCACACCGCGGGCACTTGGCTTCCTTCTTCTCCTTCTCTGTCGGCTCCCGCTTGGTCTTCTCTTTGCCGTCATCCAACTCGCTGACACCGTTCTCAAACACATCCTCCCAATCTTCCCGAAAGCGGAGGTAGTTGCCCGAGTGATCAAGCCAAACGGCAAACGGCTTTGACTCTGGATCAGCCTGATTCGCCCGCATCACCCGCCCCATCTGCTGGATGTGGGAGGAAAGCGACTTGCTGAATGGCCGAGCAGATACCCCAATCATCACATCAGGCACATCGAAACCCTTGGTCAGAATGTCCGTAGCGATCAGGCCGTGAATCTCCGTGTCTGGTTTGGAGAAGTCTTCAATCACTTCCTTCTTGAACTCGTCATCGTCACGGTATGAAATGGATATGAAGTTGTAGCCCTGCTCTGCAAACTTCTTTGCCAAGTGTGCGCCATGGTCCACGCCAGCGCAGAACACAATCGTCTTGCGGGGGCGACCAAAGAACTCATGGGTCTTCTTAATCCACTCCTGAACAATGTCACCAGTGATCTTGATGCCCCGCTCAGTAGCCTCCGCCTGTGACCATTCGCCGGCCACCTTCTTGGCACCCGACATATCAATCTCTTTGGCAATGAACACCCGCAAAGGAACCAACACCCCCTGATTGACCAACTCTTTGGTGGTGACGGACGAAACCACATGGTCGTAAACCTTGCCCAAACCTTTGGTAAAAGGCGTGGCGGTCAGGCCAATGACCTTGATGTCGGGGTTGTTCTTGATGAACTCCACGGTCTGCTGCCGAGTCTGGTGCGCCTCGTCCACGATCAACAGGTTGAAAGATGGGATGTCACCCCTTCGCTCCAAGGTCTGGGCAGAGCAGACTTGGATGTGTTCGTAGGGGCGGTATCTCCAGTGGCCTGATTGAAGCACGCCGTGGTCGATGGAGTAACGCTCAAGGCGTTTGCTGGTCTGGTCGCACAGAACGATTCGGTCAAGAATCATGGCGCTTCTGTTGCCCTTTGCTTTGGTGGCGCGGAGCAATTCGATGGCCATCTCAGTCTTGCCAGCACCAGTGGGCGCGTAAAGAATCTGTGCCCTCTTTCCATTGGCAAAGCCGCGACGCAAGTTATCCAGAATCTTGGATTGATATTCTCTCAGTTGTAGGCTCATGTGAATCCTCTGCCGGGACACCCCCCGGCTTGGGTTGAATGCTATGTCCTGTGTGTTTTGTTGTCAGTCACGCAGGTGACACTTGCTTCAGTTTCTTGGTCAGGAAATTAACCTGCTTGATCAACTGGGCATTCTCAGCCTGGAACTGATCACGGCTGATGACCAAAGACGCATTCTCAATTTGCAATTGCTTGACCTCTGCGCGCAACTCTTCAATCGTATTCTTGGTGAAGTCAGGGTCATCAGATGAGCCTACCGCCAATTGAAGGGTCAGGTCATCCACCTCTGTGATCAGAGCATCAATCTGATCGGTCAGGCGGGCAATCTCAATGTCACGTAAATCAGGAGGCGGCGGTTGCTCAGGCTTGACCTCAGGCTGATGCACCTTCGTTTCATTCCCATGCCGATCCTTTACCACCCGAGGCTCTCTAGCCTTCTCTGGATTCATGGCCGCACGCAACTTACCCACAGTCGGGTGAGACAGGCCGCAGTGGCGGGCAATCTCTCGGTCACTCTTCTGACCCCACTCAGCATCAGCAAGAATACGGTTTGCACTCTGAATCTTGTCTTCGTTGGTGGGTGGTAAGCCGTGCTTGGAATTGGCCCCATACGAATAAAAACGTGCGTCACGGACAGTGCCATTGATCACATCGCAGGTCAGGCTGGCCTTCTTGTTTTTGCGGGTGGCGTGGTAACGGTGGAAACCATCAGCCAACCAGTATTCCTTGCCGTCAAAGAACGCCACAGCCGCAGGGAAAGGCTCCCCGTCAGCCATCTTCTCAGCGTATTCGTCCACCACATTCTGGTAAATCTTTGAGCGGGATTGCGTCTCACCGTCTATACGCACCACGTCTATCGGCAATGTCTTTGTTGCTATCACTTTCATGTCTTCTCCTTTGTTTACAGGGAAGACTATTCTGCACTGGTAAATTTACCATGTCAACAGGTATATCGTCTAGGTATGTATTATGTTGTTAATGTTCACTCCCTTGGTGGATGGAGAGATCGGCTGGCAAAGACCTGCCTAAGGGAGAGCGCACTCTCCACCCAGGCTTTTCCACTCCCCCGGAGCCATGTTATCGCGTCCGTGTGGATCAGCGTCTTGAACAAGTGCGCTGACATCAGATGCTTTCCACCGCTTGATCGGCGTCTAGCCCGGCCACCTGAACCACCCCCATACCCGCAGGACTTGCACCCATGGTTAGAGGGAGGAATCCTCCCGGTTGCGCCCGCTATCTTCTGTGCGCCTACGTCATCAGCCAGAACGTTGTAGGGATGGTGCTGCCGGACTACGCTCTTGTCGCTTCCCACGGCTACCCCATGCCACCCCAGAACCCGATAGACTCTGATGAAGACTGCTGATGAGTGGACGAAAAAAAACCGTTAGAACAGACCCCGGTGAGAGAACGCAACCCTTTTGAGATTGCGCTACCCCATTGCGGGGTCGGGATCTGATCTAACGGTTCTCTTGCTTCGGCTCTCACACCTAGCAGTGTCTCAATTGTGACAGGAAATGCCATGGCGTGTCAAGAGGGGTTGTTGGCGGGTCCCATACGGCAGGGTTTAAGCGGTTTTCCTAGCAACACCATATCGTCAGGAGGCTCTCGGGGCCAATCCGATTGACCGCCAACACGGCTGGGGACTGTTGGCCTGCCCCGTAGTACCGGAGCCAATCCCCATGCGTGTTAGCCCCCGTCTTTCCGGGGTGTCACCGTTTTAGCGGGAACGGTACCCGTCCTTCTCACCACAACGTCCCCCCCTCAGGGACGCCTTAATCTTATCCATTTTGGCCGGCGGCGCAATAGGGTCAAAACACCCCTGGCAGAAGGGATGCCTTGCCTGACACACCCCCAATTCATCGCACCTCAGTCCCCGCAGAAGCATGATATGCCCTCGTCCATGCCAGCAAACATATCCATCTGGTCTTTGGAAAACTGCTGCATCTGTGCGTAGGTTGGCCGGTCACTCCTGAAGGTAGCCCCAATCGCCAACTCCTGCGCCGCCCACCAGTCAGCAAGATTAGGATTTTCCCTAATCATGGACATGATCTGGTTCGGCCCCTTGAGGAAGCACAAGTCACAGTTTCCCAAGGCGGTAATCCCATCCCGAAAGGTCAGTTTCAGGTCAAACCAAGACTGTTTCCAGAACTCCTGCACCGCCGCCTGATTTACGCCGGCATCCACCAAAGGAACCAAAAGCCCCCTTGCGCGCAACTTGGCCACCCGCCGAGGCTCATCCGCCCGAATGCCCACCATGGTCGTGCTGCCCTCACGACCAAGGCTTTTTAGATACCTGTCAATGGTCTTGACCTTCATCTCCTCAGTGCAGAACCGGGTCACAGGGTTTGGCAGATACTTCTTCCTCAGGATCAGCGCCTCAAACGGCTCCCCATTCCTGCTGGCAGTCTCATAGTCCACCCGCTTAAATCTCGGCTCCTCCGCGGTGTATTCCAGCCAATGAATCTCCACCCCCCAGTGCCGCTCACAATCCCGCACAAAATACAGCGTCGCAGGGTGCTCTTTCCCAGTATTGGCAAAGCAGACTATTGCGTCATCAGGCAGGCCGTGGTTAGATTGCAACACCCTCCAAAGCATATAAGCGGAGGTTCGCCCACCAGAAAAAGATATGACGGTGGGTTCAACGATCAGAAATGGGTCAGACACTAGGCTCTCCTGAAAAAAGCAGGGCGTATTTCAGCCCTGCGAAATCCCTTAGGAGAAGCAAATGCAACTGCATGTTGCCACTCCACTCTATCAGAATCTTTTGAGAACGGCAATCGCCTCATCAATGCTGTTGACAACCACCAGCAAACCGCCCCGCCATTCATCAAAGAACTTTTGTTCTGCTTCCGTCAACTTCCGGGCAGAAGGAGGTTTTTCTCCATCCTTCACCTCCATCAAGATGGTGTTTCCACGGAACCCCACCAGCAGATCAGGCAAGCCATTGCCCTGCGTCACGACACGCACGGTCGCACCAATAGCCCTCAAGGCTTGGACTATTTGATTCTGGTTGTCGTCGATTCTGGCAGCACGTCGCATAGGTGACACATCATAACACATAGGTCTTGACGAATGCAATATGTGTGTTAGCATTTGTTCCCCCTCGACAAAAAAGGAGAAGCATGACAAAACTCACCAGAGAGATGTGGGAGCAGGCAACAAGTGTCTCGACCGACATCATCAACCACATCCAAGAGGAAAACCCAGACCTCAATCACAGGGTTTTGCTATTGGCACTTGCAATCACCTACACCACTCTATCCAAAGGAACGAACGTGCCTATGCACTCCGCTTTGGAGTTGGTGCTAACAATTTACAAGAACACGGAGATTCTCAAAGATGACGAAATGTGAAGACTGCGGGATGCCAAACCCGCCAGATGACCACGAATGCCAGGAGTATGAAGACCGCATGAAAGCAGAGCGGGATTCTATGACCACTGAGCAGATCATTGAACAGTTTGAGCAACGCCTCACCGAATTGGAGCGCCGAGTAGCCACATTGTCAATTCAAGCACGGGAGCATTCACCATGGAGAAAGATATGAACGATCATGTTTGGACACCACCCGGAACGGACATCACAATCCTCTGGCGTAAGTTTGGTTGGGTTCCACCCAGCGAAGACCCGAAGTATCTGGAGAAGTGGAAGTATTACCAAGAACTTCCCATGAGATACCTCGGGGAAAAGGACAGGGCCATGTATGAGGAAACTCTGCGGCGCAACAAGGTAGCGAGGATCAAATGAACAAAGACACAGGTGGGACAGCGTTTCCACGGTCAGATAGTTTGCAATATTCCGAATACATCACAGGAGGCATGACCTTGCGGGACTATTTTGCGGCAAAGGCGATGCAGGGGCTGATTGGGTGTTCCGATTGGCGTGAAAGTATGGACGAACATAACGCATCGGATTTCACTGCATTTTCTGCATACGCAATGGCAGACGCCATGCTGAAAGCGAGGGAACAATGAAACTCACCAACAAACACAATCTCCCTCAGACATTTGTCAACGTCATTGAGCGCCCTACCTATTCCAAGGGGAAGGCTCACCTATCAGCAACGGAGTTGATCAACAGCCCCCAGATCGTCCAACTCAAGCACCGACACTGGGATGACATCGAAGTGGATGCCAGCGAAATGGTCTGGTCTTTGTTCGGGTCTGCCGTCCACTCAATCTTGGAACACGGCAAGGACAAGAACCACATCGTTGAAGAGCGCATCCATGTCACCCATGACGGCTGGCATCTGTCGGGCGCTATCGACCTGCAAGAAGTGGACGAAGACGGCATCCACATCTCCGATTACAAAACCACTGGCGCGTGGGCGGTGATGAATGAGAAGTGGGAGTGGCACCAGCAACTCAACATCTACGCATGGATGCTAGAGAAAGCCAAGGGTGTGCCCATCAAATCCCTGACCATCGTGGGAATTGTGCGGGACTGGTCTAGTCGGGACGCTGCCAACAAACCGGAATACCCTCAAGCCCCTATCGTTACCATTGACATCCCTGTATGGCCGATGGAAGTGCGGGAAGCATACATCAACAAGCGCATCCAGTTACACGCAGAAGCCTACTTTGAGTCTGATTCTGGTGGTGATCTGCCTGAATGCACTAGCGAAGAGATGTGGGAAAAGCCCGAGGTATTCGCTGTTAAGAAGGAAGGAGGGGTCAGAGCAAAGAGTCTGCACGAAACCATGGAAGAAGCCCAAGCCGCGCTACCGCCCAAGGGTTACATCATTGAACACCGCCCTGGTGAGCGCACCCGCTGTGAGAAATTCTGCCAAGTCAGCAATTTCTGCAAGCAACATCAAACCTATCTAAAGGAGAAGCAAAATGATTGACGTGAAAATTACCCGAGCAGAAGCCCTGCTCATCATGGAACTGATTCAAAAATCAGCCAAAGAACTATCCGAATCCCTGCTTATTGCAGTGGAAGATGAGAACGACAAAGAGCAGGTTGCCAAAGCCGCCAAGCAAAACTATGTCAAAAATCTGGAGGAAGAGAACAGACGCCTTGAGAAAGACATTGCAGGACTACTGACGCCGGTCACGATACCCGCCCCCCACGGATACAAAAAAGACGGCACGCCTAAAGCAAAACCCGGCCGTCCAGCCAAGCGCAAAACGAAAGGAACTAAATGAGCGCACACGCCAAACTCATGCAAGCCCGCATTAAGTTGCAGGGCACAAAACTTACCAAGACTGGCGAGAACCGATTCGCTGGCTACAAATACTTTGAACTGGGTGACTTCCTGCCCGATGTTCAGCGCATCTTCTCGGAGATCGGCCTATGTGGCGTCGTGTCCTTTGCCACCGACATTGCCACCCTGACCATCACCGACTTGGAAGACGGCACAGTGGTAACGATTACCAGCCCCATGTCCAGCGCCGCCCTCAAGGGTTGCCACGAAGTCCAGAATCTGGGCGCCGTGCAGACCTACATTCGCCGCTACCTATGGGTCGCCGCCATGGAGATTGTGGAGCATGACGCCTTGGACGCCACCACAGGTTCCGAGCCGCCCGCAAAACCCCAGCCAAAGCCCATCCCCAAGCAGGAGGCCAAGCCACCCGCAAAGGTGGAAGGCAAGGCAGGGCCGTGGCAGATCAGCATTACCGCAGACAAGAGCGCAAACCTACAGACATGGATTGGCGTGGTCATGGACGCCGCCCGAATAGCCCTTGGCCAAGCCCAATCCGAGAAGGATGTCATGGACATCTTCAAGGTAAACCGCATCATCTTCGATGGCCTCAAGGCAGATGCCCCAGATGACTACGCCGCACTGATGCAAGATTTCAAAACCCGCAAAGAAACTTTTAAGGAGGCCGCATAAATGGCATACCCCAACTCTGGAAAACTTTCCGCCAACCGCTACAAGGATGGCGACCAGCGCAAGCCCGACATGGTGGGCGAGATCGTCATGCAGCGTAGCGCCCTGCAAGGCTTGATGAATGAGCACAACGGGGACGAGATCGTCATCAAACTCTCAGCATGGACTCGCCAGGGCAACTACGGCGAATTCCTGAGCGTGTCTTGGAATAACTACAAGAAGAAGGAAGACGCCCCGAAAGCACCAGCGCAACAGCAACTCCCCGCCGATGATGATTCGGATTCAATCCCTTTTTAAGGAGCAAACATGGTTCGCATCTTTTCAGACACACAAGGCACTGGTGATTTTGTGATCCAGACCACCGCGGTAGACGTAGATACATTCATCTCTGAATTGGCAGAGGCCATGGATGTTGCTGTTACCAAGGCAAACGACGGCGGGGTTAGCGCCCTTGGCATCCTCAAGAACGCCATGCCCATCGCCTACAAACTGTCCGGCTACAAGGCTGAAACGGTTCAGGAGCAACGCACGCTGGTTTGCGGGAACATCTCCCCCAACTCATGCGAGGTGGTTTCCAGTGCAGGCCGCTGAACTTTGGTGGGCTGGCAGGGATGAATCCCTGTCTGTAAAACTCGACAAGATGGCTCCGGCTTGTTTCGACATAAGCGGTGCGCTAAACGCTGCTACTGTCAAGACATCATCCAACCGGGATGGAATTGCTTTTAGGGTCGATGTGCTTGAGCGTGACGAGATCGCTGATCGCATGGTCTATTACTCACAATGGAAGTTAACTATGGAAGCATCAATTGCAGCAACAGAGTCCACCCTCAGGGCGCAAGCCTCTGTGGACAACTTGAGAAAGACACTGGTCGATTTCCGGGGGACGATCAAGAACGACCTGTCCTCTATGAAAGCCGCCAGCGAACGGGTGCAGAGCGAAGTTTTGCAAATGCGGGATAAATACAAGCAAGCGCAAGACCTGCTCACAAGCACCGAGTTTGTTCAGGCCATTGAAAACGCAGAGCGCATGGCAAAGGCGTTGGAATCCATCCAGCGCCTAACCGAAACCAAAATCAGCGTAGCCGTATTTAGCGGAGGGAAACAGTGATGTTCATCGACTACTCAACACTCATCATGGACATGGAAACCAAACTCAAAGACTTGGAGGACAAGTGTTTGCACAAGCAATACGCTGGCTACCTTGCAGACATTGTTTCCATCCATTCAAACCTTTCCCAACTTGCCGTCTGGATTAGCCAGCAACAGGAGAAGAAATGACACAACACCCCAGTTTTGAGGCTGTCAAGGTAGCCCTGAAACAGGACAGGACGGGCTACATCCTTACGCTGAACATCCACCCCGATGATCTGGACGAGCGAATCCTGCGGGACTTCGTTGGTTCCAGATACATGGTGGTCATGGCCAGAATTGATGAGAACCAGCAGCCCCTCAACCGGGGGGAGTTTGTTGATCCAGTCAAACTGGCCGGCATTCTGTGCAAGAGCAAAGAGTTTCAGTTATTCCTGCAAGACATTGGAGAACTTTTCGACATCACCGAAAAGGACGCCGCCGAATGGTTGAGGCAGGAACTGAAAATCACATCCCGATCTGAACTCAAGGGGAACGAGGAATCGACCAGACGACTCTTACAAATCAACGAGGAATTCAAACAATGGAAACAAAACGACTGATCCCCTATTCCGTCCACCTGCCAGAGGACATCCACGCCAAACTCAAACAGGCGGCTGGGCAACGGAAGGCTTCTGCCATGGTGCGTGATGCCATCATCATGATCATCAACGAAACATCGTCCTACAACAGCGGATACAACAAGGGCGTTAGAGACTGCATTGCAACCGTCAGAGCCGACAAGACCGCCTGGGGGGTCATGATCAACGGCAGCAACATCGGCGCTGTTTTGGAAAACAAAATGGATAAATTGATTATCAAGGAGAAGGCAAATGGGACGAAAAAAAGACGAGGGAATTGAGGCGCTAAAGCCCAAGCAAGAACCCATCTCCATCCAAGAGATCACCATGCTGGACTGGTATGCCGCCTTTGCCCTCTTGGGTTCGTCACCCATGTCCAACCCAGAGGAAAGTGCCAAGGCAGCGTTTGATCAGGCCGAGGCTTGTCTTAAAGAAAGGGCTATACGGATATGAAAAAACTTCTTATTTTCTTGGCCCTATGGTGTGGGCTTGCCAATGCAGACATCGTTGCAACGCTGAGAAACAGAGCGGGAGGCTTGATTGTCCTGACCGATGTTTCTACTGACAGGTGCAAGAACTACGCTGGCACTGCCTATTCAACAGGGTCGGATAGCAAGACCTCATGGGGGTGCTGGTTCTCTGACGATCTGATGGTTCATATCCGATGGACGGATGGCGACACGACGGCATACCCGATAGAAAACTTTACCGTCAATGAAGAGGTGGTGAAGCGATTCAGGGAGCGCCGTAGGGGTGGGGGGCAGTCGCTATGAAAGACGAAGCATTGAGGCTGGCGGTGGAGG